CTTTTCTTTTTTGTTAGCGTTTGCATCTATAAATCTTCCTGTTTTCTTTTTCATAAAGCGTTCAACCCCCCAGTCTTTTGCTAGAGATTCTGCTTCATCTACTTGATGTTGATTGTGTTCAAAAATTAAAAAATCCCAACGTGCTCTGCCGCCAGCATCGATAAATGCTCGCATATTACGCTCGACATTTTTCCAAACTACACCTTGTCTGTAAATGTGATTAGTATCCTCAAGACCATCCACACTAAAAATAACAGCACCCATGCGTCCGTATACCAGTGCAAGTTCTCTCCACCATTCTTCATCTTTTGCTCCTCCGTTTGTATTCATGCTTAACCACATGTTAGAATTATGTTCTCTAAAGTACTTAAATATTTCAAGTGTATCTTTAGCAATAATAGGATCACCCAAGTTACCACACATATACATTGTGTTCAATTGTTTTATAAAGGAAGCAGGAAACATCTCTACGCAGTCTTTATAGTACAATTCGTCTAGATTAATATGAGGATTAATTCCTTCTCCGTTCATATTACGATCACACATAGGACATGCCGCTTGGCAGTTTTGTGTAACTTCTAAATGAATTGTTCTTATATCTTCTAGTTTATACATCCAATACCAACTGTATATCTTTACCAGGTCCAGTGCGACTGGGCAAATCACCATATTTGTCTACGTACCATCGTATAACAACTTTGTACCAGTTGTGACTATTATGGTGTGCTTCTTTGTTAAACTGATAAATGTTATTGTTCGTAGCCTCCATAGTACTTAACGCTCTTGCACTTTCAGTTTGTAATTCTCGAACAGTTAGATTATCTAATTCCAATTCTCATGTACCTCGTATATTTTTCTAATGGAAGTTCTCCTGTAAACAATACTTTACTAAGAGGAGCCATTTCTGCAAAATGTAGACTATCCTTTACACAATTAACATGTTCATCAATAGCAATATAATTATTGCTCTGTAAACACACAAGTTTACCTGTAGGTATTTTAGCATACCATTCTGCAAAGTTTTCTATATGTTCGCAACTTGTGTTTATAATAGTATTAGCACTGTCTTTGCATATTTCTACATCTCCATTACTTTTTACAGTTTCATATTCAAATTCATCATAAGAAATTTTGTGTATATCAAGTGTTTGTGCTTTGAATCTCCATCCATCAACTAATAAGTCTTTGTTGAATATTTCGGCAATTTTCCAAACACTGGGATCTAAATCAAAACTACGAACTTTGTTAAACTGTATATTATGTTCCTGTAACAAGGGTATTATAGTAGCATACCAACCTGCACACACAAATATATTTCCAAGTTCTAGATTTAGATTTTTTAATTCTTTTACTAACCAAAGTTTGCTTTTTAATTGTCCTCTACTGACACAATCTTTGTCAAAACTTATATCTTGTGAATATAATTTTTTCAAAGGTTGAACTAGTTTACTTTTAGTATATTTTTCTAATATACGCCACAAACTGTGACTATCATCATTTAACAATTTAAATTCATCTGACAACTCTGGCATCAATCTACCTAGACTGTACAAATTTTTTTCAAGCACTGCTTTGCGTAGATCTTCATTGTCGGTTAATTTAAATACACTTGACATATCTTTATCATTGTAAAATCTTCTTACGTTTTCAATATTATTGCCATAAAGTAATTCAAATCTATCTAATAAATCTGTAATATCATTTGTTTTTAAATCTACAGTTTCTATATTTTTTATTCCATAAGTGCTATTGTATTTTTCTTGTAACCAATCAAAGTCATTAATTAAATTCAATTCTTTTATTTTGCCTTTGTTTGCTGTGCCGTATTTTCTTCCATCTCTAGCACCGGCAACTGCATATTTTGCAAATGGTACAGATTCATCTGGATCTTTGCACCATACATCAAGTCTTTCATCAGTTTCTTTTTGTTTTTGTCTATCTATTATGCTACTGGCTAGTTTACAACATTCTCTAAATCCACTTTTCCAAGCACTAAATTCATCTGTGTTAAAAGCAGTAATATTACTTACACTTTTCATTGGTTTGAAATGTCTACTAATACTTGTAGTCATATCAGGTTTTGTTATATCCATGTCTAGTGTCGCTTGTCTTGGAAAAAGTTTAACTCCTCCGTAACCGTACTGTAATCCGTTGATAGGGTTTATACTTCTCCAAACTTTTACAAAATGTTTTTCGTTATCAGGTGATCTGTAATCAAAGTTAAAATCATCTGCAATTTCGGCATCACCGTCTACAATCCAAATTAAATCAGTGCTACAAAGTTTTGCTGCTTCTTTATGAGCTGCTGGTATCCCTTTGACTCCGTGTACTCTCTTAGCACGTGGAAATTTTTCAACTAGTTGACTATAATTTTTTTCAGCATTTGGTTCATTGTATGAAATCATGACAATATCATACTCTGCTGTCTCTGGCTTAGCATCGACTTCTTTTGGTGTACGACTAGCAGGAATATATACAGATTTAAAAAATTTGCTTTGTTCTGTTTCATAGTAATCTACAGGAATTTGTAAATCTAATTCATGGTTTAGTGTGTATCCTAAACCCATAATTTCATAGTCTAGTTTGTCTTCTTGTATTTTACTGTATTCTGTTTTCCATAGGTTATTTAAATATTCAAAGTTCCGTACATTTACATAATCCCAATCTGTACACATAGTTTTATAACAGCCTTCTCTAGCTCCATAGATTGCCCACGTTCCGTTTTTTACATCTGATCCTACAGTTTGCCAAATTTTTAGTCTGTCAAGATTTTTCTTTGGAACTTGTTTACAAAAAGTCTCTGGTGAAGGTTTCAGGCCTTCTAATAAACTCATCTTAACACCTTCGCGAAATCCTGCTCTCCAGGCTTGCTGAGGAGTAAAATTATTATATACATAACTATACACTCTGTTGATCTGTAGATATTCTAAATCCCAACAAAAATCAATTCCTGCGGCAGTATTATTGGGATCAGCATTTTCGTGTGTACGCATTGTTTTTACAAGCTCGGTTGGCCAGCATTTTATTCCGCCATTACCGTAGGTAAGTCCGTTTATCATATTGTAAGCACTCCAACTTACTACACAACGTTCTATATCTACATCATCTGAAAAACTAACTTCTTCGTTTATGAAGTTTTCGCTAATCTTATTGTCTCCGTCTACTGTAATAAATCTTTCTGTTTCTGCAAGTTCGGCACAGGCTTTATGCGCTGCATCTGATCCTTCTACACCATGTACACGTTTTGCCCAGGGAATTTTTTGTTTTATATCATAATAATTTTCTTCTGCATTTGGTTCGTCATAACTAAGGTAAATGATATCATAGTCGTATGGTTTTATTTTAATCATTGGCTAACCCACATGTATATGGACAGTTGAATACCCATAATGAAATGTTTTCTAAATTTTCTTCTATCGGGTATTTAAAAGATATAGATTCTTGATCTCTTAATGTTGACGACGAAACAACTAAATTTCTTATTAGTATATTAGGATTATCTTTTTGTGTAACGGCAAACAATAAGTTGCTATTATAATTGATATTATTATTTTGGTTCAATTTAAATTTCCAAGCAGAGTCATGGAAAATGCAAATATCACTGTTTTTGTTGTATGGCACTTTTACTATCAATTCATTAATACTTGGTGTTTGTTGTATAATATTTGTAATGTTAAAATCTTTGTCGAACTTATATTCTGCTATATTTTTTTCGCCTGTTAAAAAATCAATAACATCTTCTTTTTGTTTTGTTACAAAATCTTGTGTAGCATCTTCTTCGTTAGAGATACTTAAAATATGCTTAGTATCTTTATCAAAATAAACATAAAACATTATATAACGTCCTCAATGTAGTGTATAATTCCAGTTTGTTTATAATTTCCTATGAACAATTCTTTTTGTGTTCTATAAAATCCTAAAATAGAACTCCAAGTTTCGGCAGGTTTTTCAAATCCTTGGCCGTAAGGTTTCATATGCACAAACATAGGATCATCACCTGTATATGCAACTTTATCAAAACAATTGAGTAATTTAGCTGCTAAACATATGCCTCTATCCATGCTAGGTACTTCTGGATTTACATCTTTCAAAAACTGTATGTAGAATTCTTTATTAGTATTGATTTTATAAACCAAATCCCAAAAAGTTTTTGTAAATTCTGTTTTCTTAAAATAATAACATGCAACATATAAATTAGGTAAATCATTTTTTACAAATGTTTTTCTATCATAAATTGTATTGCTAGGTTCTTGTCTATAGTTAAATGCTTTGCTTATAAATGTAAGATCCTTATCTTTGTTTTTATTCCACCAACGATCCATACTACAAGTTACTAGACAGTCACTTTCTATAACTGTGGTTTCTTCGTAAGGACTTAAACTCCATAACAAAGATCTATTTTTAACGTGAAACTTATCTTTATTTTTTTCAACATAAATTACTTTGTCGAATAAATCTGATGTTATTTGCTTGTCAGTAACTAAACTAATAGGTAGTTCATCTTGTAAACTTTTAGCTAGTTCAATAGCATACTTGACATGTGTTTCTCCTTGTGCGTACAACAAATAACCTTTCATAGCAATTTCTCCAAGGCAAACTTATTCATGCAGTGCAAATTTATATCATTCAATTTTATAGGAATTTGTCTTTGTTCGTGTTCTGCTACTAATAGTATTTCAGTATCATTTATTTTTTGTATAAGGTCTTTATCTATTGAATAGTAAAGACTGCCAGGAAAAATACCTATGCTGTCACTTTTTTGAAAGTTATTCATTATATGCACCGCTATACTAAATGCAAAATCATTTCTATACACATTAGATGCTATTTGATAAATCCTTTTATAATAATTGTAGTTGTCAAAAATATGTTTGACTAAATCAAAAAATATGTTTGAATTTTTATCTTTTTTAAAGTATATACATGTGGCCCAATAAAAATCACATCCTGTATTGCTTACATATTTAAATTCTCTTGTATTTCTATAATTACAAACATCAAATGCATCTTTATAAAGCAAAATACTTTTAGTCTTTTGTTCAAAACATTTAGTATATTGATTATTACAGATAATAATATCACTATCTAAAACTATTGTTTCATCGTAAGGAGTTAAATCATAACTTAAAACACGACTACTATTTTTAAAACTAAGACGTTCTGATTCGTTTCCATTTCTATATGTTTTTTTTACAGTGTATGAATTATCTTCAACAACAATAATTTTATCAAACAAATCGTTTTGTATGTTTATGTCAGTTACTAAAGTGGTGGGCAAATTTAAAAATTTCTTTGCTCTTACTGCTAAACTTTCTGCTTGTTTTATATAATTTATTTTTTCATTATTAAATGCAAATACAAGGCAACCTTTACTCATTAATAATTCCTTGTACAGTTTTATTGCTAGTTAATTCTGTATATTTTTTGTAGTAATTTTCTAATTGTGTTGCATATATCTTTTTTATTTCTTTAGAAAATACATCAACGTTTGATATTTTGACAGGTACATTGTTATCATCTAACAGTATTAATTCTTTAGTTTTAACACCTGATACAAATGCTATTAATTGCCTATTAATTGTAAATTTACCTGCGTTACAATAGTGTACACAATTATCTAAAAAGTCTTGATACGCTATTTTTTTTTGATTAAAAAGGGTGTGATTGTAATTTGCAAAATCTAATGCTTTTTTAAGTTTTTCATCCATACGACATTCTCCAGACTATATTTAATTATAGCGTCAAATCTCATAGTTGTCAAGGATTTTTTATAGATTTGTAACGTTGCTGTACGCAGGACTTGCTACAGAAACATTACTACCTGTAGCTCTTAGCTGTTGTATGGTGCTTGTAAATGTTCCGGTAACATCTTCATCAACACCACCAGCTATTGCACCTTTTGGCAATGGGGTAATTGGTGGATCACCTGTATCATCATCACGTAATTCTACTTTGAATCTTAAAATTGTGGCACTATCAGCTCTTGCTTGTATGTTATAATCGTTTTCAACGTAATTACCACTACCTGTTTTAGTAAAAATTGTCTGATATGTACCTGTAAGGTCGTAATTACCAATAGAACTAGCTGTTCCTGAACCAGTAGCTGTAGTAGCAGTATATCCAAACTTAATTGTGCCCATAGCACTTAAAAGAGCTCTCCAGTCAAGATCTTTAGCACTGCCGCCGCCTGATTGTGATGCACTAAATCTTATTTCACCGCCACTGTTAAAAAAGTATCTGCGTTGATTAGCATCACTAAAAGTAACTGTAAATGTATGAGTAATTGTACCATTCCAGTTCGTACTTCTTGTGCTAGATGTTTTTGCTTCAACTGTGCTATTACCACCGTCTATTAAAAATTTATTAGTTTCTATAACACCAATAGCTGTATCGTAATCATTAAACCCTTCATCATTGTGATAAACACCCGAACCTCTAGCAGTTTCGCTGCGATCTGCGCCAATAATTTGAAGGGGTTGTATATCTCCAATCAAAGCGTTTGAACCACTTTGATGGTTATTTGCTTTATTAATATCGGTTCTTAGATTATCAAAATCGCTTGCTTGAACAACACTTACATCAGCAGTAACCTGGCTACTTGCTAGAGCTTGACCGTAACCATCTGTACCAGATCCTGTTCCTAGTATAGTAGCTACTCTGCTTTGTAACCCGTTGTATTGAGCTGCTGTAATTTCGTCGCCGACACTAACTGCCATTTTATTTCCTCTTTAAACTACGTAGTTATTTATCTGCATTTAAACAGCAATTTCTACTAGTCTGATTCCTGATTCATTGTTATCTTCTAAACTTTTTCCAATAACACACCAAGTATTAGGACTTGCACTGTCTTTTTGTAATGCAGTAGCAGTTCCTGGCACTGGACCAGTTACAAGTAAATCGCCTTTGCTTACAGGACCATCAACCTTGCAAGGCACTCTTCCTTTAAGAGCTATTGCAACTCCGTCTATGCTATCATTCATTAAATGTGCTGGTGCTGTAGAAACTACGCCAGCTAGTTTAGGATCACAGAATATTTTACATTCTGTAACTTCAGCTTCGCCGCCAAATACTAGCACAGTTCCTGGTTCGTAATCTTTATCTGCTGTATATTTTTCTGCTAAGTCAGCGTATTGTGCAGATGTTGCAGTACCCTGGAACACATTTGCGTAAATATGACCTGCTGAATCTCTTGCTGCAATAGTATTAGAAGTTGCACTTGTAGATGCACTTCTTGCTGTGCCGCCCACATCTAGTGTTAGAGCTTCTGTTGCACTACCATTGAATGTTGTTGCCCACACACTTCCAAATTTATTACTACTACTTCCTATCTGTACACTTTCTGTGCCTGTAAATGCAGATACATTGCTGTATCCAGGAAGTATAGCAGATGAAGTTAACCGCATTGGCATTTTTTGTGCTGCACTTGGATTTTGTACTTGGAAATATATTTGCTGCCCTTGCTCATTAGCAATCAGGCCTTTGTCGTCATCGACAATTTTTAATCTTAAATCATTAGAATCACCTATAGCAATACCTACATCAGCAAATTCTGCTAACACTGTAAAGTTTGGTGCTCCTGACAAGGCAAACTCGCTAGCTGATTTTCCTTCTAGTTTCAGTGAATTAGATGCTGTTCCCCAAAATCTATGCTGTGTAGATGTTACACCGTTTGTGCTATTTTGAGTATTCTTAAGTGTTAAGCCTTGTCTAATTACATCAAATCCGGGGTAATTGCTAGCGTCTTCTGTGCCAATAGTAAACTGTTGTGCAGAAATAATATGTATTACTTCATCATTGATTACACTTTTAATAATAGGTCTAGATGTTCCTGTATTGTCTCTAATGTTAACGCTTTGAAATTGGGTAACTGTTTCGCCAACACCTTGCGGACCAACTAGTACAAATGAGGTTCCGTTGTAAGCATATAATTGTTCATTTGATGTATCCCACCAAAAATCACCTTCAGCAAGTCCTGCAGGGGTATCATTACTTACTTCAGCTCCGCCAGTGGTTCTCCATTTTGAACCATCATAGAATTTTAATTTAGAATTTCCGCTATCAAACCAAACTTGACCGCCTAGTGCTTTTGGTGGAGCACTACCACCAGCAAAGTTTTCTAGCAAAAACACAAAGTTTTCATTTTGTATTTCACCATAACCTGCATAGTTTTTACCGACTAATTTTAAGTCAGTGGTTTGGTCAATGGTTCCATCTTCAACTACTGTGAGTTGCGAATTGTTGTATCTGTTAATCGTGTATGCCATCTGTTACCCCTATTACACTTTTATTTATCGCTTTATGCATTAAGTTACCGTCTGTAAAATTCTAGACTGGAAGTTCCATATACCTGCTGAAGCTTGGTATATGTAAATATATCTTGTTGCTGTTAGGTTAATTATACCGCTAGCAGTATTACTTTCGCTTATATCTTGTATTACGGTTACATCATTAACAACATTGTTTTTATCTACACTTACTGACGATTTTGTTAAAACACCAGACGTATCTGGGCTGGTTGTAATATCTACACTAATACCAGACACAGTAGATCCTGAATAAGATGTAGCTAAAATCCGCATATATGCACCGTTTTCTACAGAACTAGCTGGTTTTAAGTTTTCTAAAAGTGTTGCAATGCTGTTTGTTGGGCCGTTATTTGTTGTGATATCGTCTGGATCTGTCAATCCTGTAATATCCATGCTCATAACTAGTGTTTGCAAATCTATTTGTGTATCTACATAATTTTTTGTAGCCGCATCGCTTGATGTTGTTGGTTCAGCAAGTCCAGTAATATTTTGGCTGTCTACTATGATATCACCCCCAGCAACGATATTAAGTCCTGTGCCGTTAATTCTTTCAATAGTTGCACTGTCTAATTTTATATCATCTACTGTGAGTTCTGATTGTACTCCAAGTATCGTAACACCCAATGCACTTGTTACTGTGCTTCCTAGTGTAGTTTTAGTAAGTACGCTGGTTCCGCCAATATTGTACGAAGGTAGAGGATTTCCTACATTCTCTTCAAGATCAACATCTACGTTTGAAGTCCAACTATTTGTAGTCTGTTCCCAAACTAAATCTTTAGACCCGTTAGAACTTCTTAAAATTATTCCGCCGCCGTCAATAGTTGCATCATTACCTTCTGTACTATCATCTAACAATCCAAGCTCTATGTTTTTATCCTCGACTCTTAGTGTACTAGTATTAAGATATGTTGCTTCACCTTCAACTAAAAGATTACCTCCTACAGTAACATCTCCTGTAAATCTGCCTGTACCAGTTACATCTAAACCATATGCAGGATTAGATTTCCATATTCCAACATATTTTTGATCTGTATCAACATAATAAGCAGGAAAGAAACTACTGCCTGAACGTACTCTGATTGCTAGATCTGAGTTACTTTGTTGTGTCTCTAAAATTGTTGTTGAACCTGAAATTTTTAAAATAGCATATTCAGTTTCGCCTACACCTACACTTAATCCAGCACTGTTTTTAATTCTAATACTGCCTGTAGTTGCACCGTTAGCATCTGTTGGTAAAAAGTTTGCAGCTGTTTTTGTAACACCTGCATCATCTAATAAACCTTTTGCAGTTGTTGCTGTTCCTCTGTAAAAGAATTCATCATTAACAACGTTAAATCCACGTTGAATACGTTGTCTTTTAGGAACTTGATCATCATCCTCAAATTGCGGATAACTAGGAATAGCAAATTCTGCTGGTACTAGGAATGTTGCGTCACTGTAAATTCCAACAAGTGTATCACCTATAAAAAGTTTTAGAATAGTTCTTAATGTGTCGGTAGAGTCTATCTGTGACTCAACTTCAAATCCTGATCTTCCTTGTCTTGCACTATACTGTGGACCTATAAGAGTAAGATCGGATCCGTCCCAAATATAAAGTTTATTTTCTTCGTTATCTATCCATATGTCACCGGTGTTTAAATTAGTAGGTTGTGTGCTACTAACCACAGAACCTGTAGCAGGACGGAAATTTAAACCATCGTATACTTTAAGTCTATTGTCTTGTTTGTCAAACCATAATTGTCCTACTAGAGGATTTGCTGGCTGACTGGTTGAAGCAAAATTTTCTAGTATTTTGATAAAGTTTTCATTTAAAAACTCACCAAATCCTTTGTAGTTTTTACCAATTAGTGTAATATCAGTAGTGGTTGTATCTAAAATACCATCAGTAAGATCTATGAGTAATTCACCGTCAGTTCTGTTAAGTCTATAACTCATTTATTCTTACCCTCCCCAATATATAATAAAGTTTAATGTCATAAATGGATTCATAACATTTATTGATTCGCCAAGTGCATCATCTGTTAATACACCACCGCTACTAGGATATGCTTGACCAGCACCAGTTCCTGTTGGTGCATCGTAAATAATAGCATCATTATCAGTTGGTGTTCCGGCAACATCTCTTATAGCATAATATTGGTCGCCGCTGTCACCACGTAAATCGTGTTCATGCTCTGGAAGATTGCTTGTGTTAATAGTAATATCTTCTGATCCGTCTTTGGATCCTAGTACATCTGCGCTACCTGATGTTACATTATCTGCACTGCTTCCGCCCATATTATCTGCGCCTAACACAAATCTACCACGTAAATCTGGCAATCCAAACTTTCCTGTGGTTGGAGTTGGTTTATATGTGTCTCCGATGACATCATATAGTTGGCCATATAAACTAATTGCTACTTCGCTACCATCGCACAATAACCAACCAACTGGTGCAGCTACACCTGCATAAGGAACAACTGTTCCTACCGGTACTGTTCCTTGTATGGCTTTGAATAAATTTCCTCGAGATAGTTTTTTTAAGCCTGTAGAACCTGTGACTCTATTAATAAGTATTTCGTCATCGCTCTGTGATTCTAAAACAGCATCTTTACCTGCAATAATTTGGTTACTTATAGTTGTTGCAAAGATTTTTGTTGTTCCGCCAGTCTGGCCGTCAAATACAATACCGTCAGCTGCAACATCTCCTGATATTCTAAATGTAGTAGCACTAGTTAATCTATCTGCACTTCCTGCTCTACCAGAAACAGTTCCACTTACATTACCTGTTAAATTTCCTATAAAATTTGTTGAATAAATATT